TTTGCTGCCAATTGCAAAATTAACAACAAAAAAGCCACTCAATTGAGTGGCTTAATGTCCTGATTTAACAGGGAAAATTTGGTGGCCCCTCCCAGACTTGAACTGGGGACCAAACGATTATGAGTTCCTTCAAGTACAACAGCAAATCAGTTATTTACCTTATTGATCATTGACATAGATTGCCGTTACTTGCCAATAATTACCCACTACCCACCATTTCTATCGCCACTTTATCGCCATTAGTACTTGCATGGCGCTAGAACGTAGGGTGAGCTACTGAGCTAGTAATTTATGGGGTCTGTTTCGCTAGTTGGTTGTCCTTTATGATACATTTTTGAGCAAACCATTTAATGACATCTAACGCAGGAGCTATATTATCTGACTCTTGCGAATAAGGCTCAAAGATAGCTTCTGTTTTTCCCTTTCTACTTTTTTTTGAATGAACCACAGCGCAACGTATTGCGTATAACCATTCAGTTACTTCTTTAATTAATGAAGGGCGATTGATTATTCTCAACCCCTTAATCTTTACTTGAGAGGAAGACGTAATATCATTTTGTAATTTAGTTCTGACTTGTGCACTAAAAGAATTGAGTTTTATATATAACTCATTTTGATCTGTGAGAAGCTCAACCACTTTTTGAAGATTTTCTCTCTCAGTTCGAAATGGCTGGGTTCCAAGTATAACTGGAGCTTCTTCTAAATAGTATTCAAGAACATTGTAGAATCCAGTAAATATAATAAGTGGATTTCTTTCCCTAAGACCTGAAAAGTAAAAAGACAATAATGTTGGAGAGTATTTCTCATTCGAGGAAATCCGTTCTATAGATAATTCTATATCAATTCCATACTCTATATCAGATGATAATTTATAACTATTTTTATCTTTTGTATTATAGTCACCAATGGAGTCAAGCCCAATTGCTTGCGTGAAATCAATTAAAGTACCTTCACTTTCTAATAACCTAAGTTTTCCTAAATACCCATCTCTTTCTGATGTGAAATTAATCATCGCAAGAAGTTTTCGCTTGTGAAGTTCTAAAATTTTTGTTGCTGATTCCTTTAGGGTTTCATCAATAAATTCCTTTGGAATACAGTAATCTGTAAATGGCCAGTCGTTGCCATCAAGATCTTGTATTGAAATAATTGACTCGTCATTTAGAGGGTCAAGTGTCAGGGCTCTTGTGCTTCTTTGATCATGATATTGATATAAATCGCCAAAGTCTGGCATCCAAAAAGCTGGGGAACTTATTTTTGCACAAATGCGTGATGAATCATGTCTGAGGCTATATTCAAAAAGGTAATTATCAATTAAATACTCAGTTTCAAGAGTTGTGATTTTTTTTGGATGCTCAACCCGCACTTTAGCTATTGCACCTAATTGCTCCAGAAAATATACTGGCTGTGTAGTCACTAGTGGCTCACCATAAACGTAGGGATGTATTATCATGTCAAAATCCAGACCGGAAAATATAATTATTTTCGCGATACCTTCACTCTCATAAAGCTGGCATGTATATGATGTTGCTGCCATAAAAAATCCTTATCAATTTATTTTATTTGGAAGTTGTGAAGAGGATTAAATTTAATCGCGTCTTCTAAATGGTCGGGAGAAAAATGTGAGTATCGCATTGTCATCTTAATATCGGCATGACCTAATATTTTTTGGAGTACAAGAATATTGCCACCATTCATCATAAAGTGACTGGCAAAAGTATGTCTTAATACGTGGGTAAGTTGGCCTGCAGGTAATTCGATACCTGTTCTTATTAGTGCAGACCGAAAAGCCCCATAACAATTACTAAACAGCCGACCTTTCTTATCCTCAGGTAGTAATTCGTAAAGCTCTTTACTGATCGGGATAGTGCGATTTTTTCTGCCTTTGGTGTTGGTGTAAGTAATTTTATATTGAGCTAACTGACTTTTTTTCAAGCTTTCAGCCTCAGACCACCGAGCGCCAGTCGCAAGACAGATCCTTACCACTGTTTCTAAGTCAGGATGGTCGTGCCGTTTGCACTCTTCAAGCAATTGTAGAATTTGGTCGTGAGTGAGCCATGCCATTTCCATTTCCTCAGTACGGAATGGGCGCATATTTTTCACTGGATTTTCACCCTTCCATTCTCCGAGGCGAATTAGTTCATTGAACACCGCACGAAAATAGGCCAATTCAAGATTAAGCGTACGAGCTGATACTTCTTTCACCCTGTTTGAGCGGGCATAATCACCTTTCAAGCGCTTTTCTCGGTAACGGGAAAACATCTGTGCATCGAAGTCATGAGCCAGAGGTTCACCCATACACTCAAATGCATGATGCATAGCTGACAGACGTTTAAAGCCATCCTTCAAGGTAATACCATGAGCGCTATACCATGAGTCAACTAACTCTTTTAACGTACGCCTGTCTTCCTTTTCTTCCTGCCACGGGTTTTGAACTGTGTACTGTTCAAACGCCAGAGCCTCGCCCTTAGTAGCAAATTTCTTTCTGATACGTTTGCCTTTTGCACCGTTTGGGTAGAGCTCACAAATCCAACCGCCAGCAGGATTTTTACGCACGGTCATTAGTTAATCTCATTATTCTTATAGCTGGACAATCCAGTCATAAACATTGATTAATTCGCCAGTGTCGCGGATTATAACTTCGCTATTATCAATTCGGTCTAATCGGAATGTTCGTAGTTGCTTGCGTGAGTGACAATAGCCTGTCATGCTCTTTTCACTAATTTCTTTTACATCAACCTCTCTATAAGATGAATTGCCGTTCGAGTCTGTGTAACTGAAGGAAATATTTTTGAACCAATCCTTTGTGTTGTGCTGGCCAGAGAATAACTTTGGCTTATTCACATTAGCATGTTTTTCTCTTGCAACTGATGGTAACGAGTCTTTTTTGTTTATATACATACGACGAATCGTAATGAGAAGGACAATAACGGCGATTGTTAACGCTGTAGCATAATCACCACTCAAAAACGCGCCTAAAGCTCCAACCGGGAAGAAAAAAACTGTAATTCCTTTAACTGCACGCATAATCAGGCTTTCAGATGATTTGAAGTAAATAATCATTGAGAAAATCGATAAGCCTAAAAACAAAAATGGAATTATAGTATCCATCATAAATTCCTTCTTAATAACATTAAAAGCGATTAACTTGCATCGCTATAAAATCCGATTACTCGACCAAGAGCCGTAATATCATCTATCCCACACTCAAAAGGAACTTTGCCACCTGCAACATGGAGTTTCTTGCCGGGAAGTTTGGTCAGATCCCGAATGCTTATCGCATCATCGATATTAACCAGCCATAAACCATCGGAGAGAGTTGAGTCTCTATCTATGAAGTGCAGTTTTCCATCAGCACGGACTATGTAGCAATCAGATTCCGGTTTGTTGATTAACTTAGGATCAATACTCAAAGGGAAGTCTTCTGTAAGTCTTTCTTCACTTAAAGTGAATGAGGGTGTTTCTTTTACGTTTGAGTTACTTGCGTTTTGGCTGTATTGCTCTCCCTCTCCTGTTAGTAACCATTTTAGGCTGGCTCCCGTTTCCAGTGCACATATAGCCGCAAAATCATATGAAATAGTGCCGCGTGTATAGCGGTTTGAAAGAGAGCTTGCTGAAATTTCAAAATGGTCTGCTAACTGAATTTTCTGGCGAAAACCATAAATTTCGCATATGCGATCCAGTATGGATACGGCCTCAAATGTGTAATCTCTAATCTTCATTTGTGATTTCCATGTTGACAACTACTCATTTGTTGAATAGAGTCCTCAATTGTGAATTATAGTGATGGCAAACGTTGACAAAACTTCGGCTATCAATGGAAAATATTTACCAATGGGGAATCATGCAATATGGCTTCTGAAATCGCAATCATCAAAGTGCCTTCACCTATCGTTACTCTGCAGCAATTCGCAGAGCTTGAAGGTGTATCTGAACGTACCGCTTACCGCTGGACTACTGGTGACAACCCTTGTGTACCCATTGAGCCTCGCACTATCCGTAAAGGCTGTAAGAAAGCAGGTGGTCCAATCCGTATCTACTACGCACGCTGGAAAGAGGAACAAATGCGTAAAGCATTGGGTCATTCTCGTTTTCAACTCGTTATTGGCTCGTAATTCACTTTATGTGAATTATAAGGATGTGACATGTTTGATTTTAAGGTTTCCACACACTCGCACTTCGAAGGGGCTTGCCGCGAGTTTGCACTCAAGCACAACCTTGTGAAGTTAGCTAAGCAAGGTGGCATCAATCCTCAAACGCTGCGTAATAAGTTAAATCCCGAACAAGAACACCAGTTAACAGTGCGTGAAATGCTCGTATTGACGGATTTAACTGAGGATTCAACCTTAGTTGATGGGGCATTAGCGCAATTGAATTGCTTACCTTGCGTTCCGGTGAACGAAGTCGCCGACGAGAAATTCCCCACTTACGTTCTTAAGGCAACGGCAGAAGTCGGAATGTTAGCCGCCAATGCCGCAACTCAAGGTGTGATCTGTAACGCGACTCGCCGCAATGTGATGAACAGCGTGAACATGGGAATTCGGTGCTTAACACTGGCCGCAATTGCAGTGCAATCACGGATTCACTCAAGCCCTACATTAAGCACGACAGTAGACGCGATCAGCGGTATTGGCGCATCTATCGGAATGAGCTGAGGTAAACATGATCTCATTCGCAGCAAGATTAAAGAAAAAAAGCCCTTCTATGTCTTATGGGCACGGTTGGATTGTTGGAATTGATGGGAAGCGCTTTCACCCTAGCCACTCTCAGTCTGATCTATTAGAAGCATTAACAACACGCAAGAAGGTGAACATATGGCAATCGAAGGTGCAAGTACTGTGCAACTTAGTGCGGGCCAACGTGTCTCGGCACTAAATCACCTTGCCGCCCTTCGCGGACAATTTTGGGGTGATAGCTGGAAAGAGGTCGAACGCTTTATTGATAATATGCGCGATCACCGTGATTCAAATAACGAGGAAAATATTCGTACCCTGTCAGCAATATTTTATTTAGCAAAGATACCAACCAATAAGCACCACTTATCGCTGAGTGAATTGACGACTGACGAAAGGACAGCGCTAGTTTCAGCGATGAATCAACTAAAAGCAGTCGTGAGTTTATTCCCCAAGCGAATAGCCTTACCCAACTAAATAA